CAGCAGCGCTGGGGCCGCAGCAACCCGCAGCTCGTCGAGGTGATCCGCGCCGGTGTGGCCGGTCACGGGTCGGGCAGCGGCGAGCCGGGCGCGGAGCTCGTCTCGGCGGACAACCGCTACACGGGCGACTTCATCGAGTACTTGTACGGTATGACGGTGTACAACCGTCTGGGCCTGCGTGAGGTGCCGGCGAACGTCGCGATCAAGGGCCAGGACGGCGCGGCGACGGGCTACTGGGTGGGTGAGAACCGCCCGATCCCGGTGACCAAGGGCGACTTCAGCTCGGTCAGCCTGACCCCGCTGAAGGTGGCTGCCTTGGCTGCGGCCTCGATCGAGCTGTTCCGGGATTCGAGCCCGTCGGCGGAGATGCTGATCCGTGACGCGCTCGTGAACGCTGCCGTGCAGCGCATCGACACCACGTTCGCGGGCGCTGGCGTGGCCGTGTCGGGCGTGTCGCCGGCGGGCATCCTGAACGGTGTCAGCGCGTCGAACTCTTCGGGCATCGACGGCGATGCGCTGCGGGCGGACGTGAAGGCGCTCTACAGCGGCTTCATCTCGGCGAAGAACGCAACGGGCCTCACGTTCCTGATGAACCCGTCGCTCGCGAAGAGCATCCAGCTGCTGACGAACGCCCTCGGCCAGTCCGAGTTCCCGGGCATCACCGCCACCGGCGGCACGCTGCTCGGCGACCCGGTCGTGACCGGCGACAACGTCGGCGCGCAGCACTTCATTCTCCTCAAGCCGAGCGACATCTATCGCATCGGCGCGATGGGGGTCGAGGTGGCGCTTTCGCGCGATGCGACGATCGAGATGGACACGGCACCGACCGGCGAGGGCGACACGCCCACCGCGCAGTCGGCGTCGATGGTCTCGATGTTCCAGGCGGGCATGGTGGCGCTGCGAGTGTTGGTCCCGATCAACTTCGCCAAGCGTCGCTCGACCGCAGTCGCGTTCGTCAACAACGCGCACTACGGCACGGCCGGCAGCCCGTAATCCACGGGCATTGAGGCGGGCCGGGGTCACTCCCGGCCCGCTTTTCAGGAGGACTCATGCCACTGCGCACGACCCGGGCATTTTCAATTGGTGGCCGCCGCTACAAGGCGGGCGAGCCGATCGAGCTCGCCGGCAAGCACCTGCGGCTGTTCCAGGCGATCGGCTACGTCGAGTACGGCCCCGAGGAGTACCAGGCGGAGGCGATCCAGCCCGAGCCCGAGATCGTCGAGGCGCCCGCCCCGCAGCCCCGCCGCAACTATCGGCGGCGCGACATGAAGGCCGGGGAATAACCCTGTGAAGCTGACCCAACGGCTGGCGAAGGTGCTCGCGAAGGCGGCGACGTACCTGTCTCCGCCGTTCGACCGCGGCTCCTGGTTCACGGTCTATGACAGCCGCGCGGGCTCGTTCCAGCAGGCCTCGCCGATCACGACCGAGTCGGTGCTCGCGTTCCACGCGGTCTATGCCTGCATCACGCTGATCTCGAACGACATCGGCAAGCTGCGCATCAAGCTCGTGGAGCGTTCCACGGGGAACATCTGGCAGGAGACCGAGAGCGCATCGTTCTCGCCCGTGCTCCGCAAGCCGAATCACTACCAGAACCACATCCAGTTCAAGGAGTGGTGGATCCTCTCGAAGCTGACATGGGGCAACGCCTACGCGCTCAAGGTGCGCGACGGCCGCGGCCTGGTCACCTCGCTCTACCTGCTCGACCCGAATCGCTGCTGGCCGCTCGTGGCGCCGACTGGCGAGGTGTTCTACCGGATCGACAGCGATAACCTGTCCGGCGTCGAGGAGCAGGTCGTCGTCCCGGCGAGCGAGATCATCCACGACCGGATGAACTGCCTGTTTCACCCGCTGGTCGGCCTCTCGCCGATCTTCGCCTGCGGGCTCGCGGCCCAGCAAGGCCTCGCGATCCAGAACAACTCCTCGAAGTTCTTCGAGAACATGAGCCGGCCGAGCGGCATCCTGACCGCGCCTGGCGCGATCTCGAAGGAAACCGCCGAGCGCCTGAAGACGCAGTGGGAGGCGAACTACGGCGGCGACAACATCGGCAAGGTGGCCGTCCTGGGTGACGCGCTCAAGTACGAGGCGCTGTCGGTCAACCCGGTCGACGCGCAGATCGTCGAGCAACTCAAGATGACCGCCGAGGTCGTCTGCTCGACGTTCCATGTGCCGCCGTTCAAGGTCGGCGTCGGCTCGATGCCCACCTACCAGAACGCCGAAATCCTCAACCAGATCTACTACAGCGACTGCCTGCAGAGCCTGATCGAGCAGATGGAGCTGTGCCTGGATGAAGGCCTCGGCCTGGCCTCGCCGAAGGACGGCCGGCTGATGGGTGTGGAGCTCGACCTCGACCAGCTGCTCCGCATGGACAGCGCGACGATGGTCAAGACGCTGGGCGAGGGCGTGAACCGGGCGATCTACTCGCCGAACGAGGCACGCCAGCGGCTCGACCTGCCGCCGGTCGAGGGCGGCGAGAGCCCGCTGATGCAGCAGCAGAACTACAGCCTGGCTGCGCTTGCGAAGCGTGACGCCGGCGAGGATCCGTTCGGTAAGGCGGCCACATCCGCGCCCACGCCCATTGACGAGCCGGCCGATGACGATTCAGAGGACGAGCGCGCTATCAAGGCCGCCGTCGAAAGAAAGATTGAGAAACGCAGGAAGGCCGCATGAAACCAGAATTCCTGGCTGACCTGATCGACCGTTTCTTCGACGCGGCGATCGCGCCGTTCGCAGATCGTCTCGCCGTGATTGAAGCGCGGCCCGCGCCGCAGGACGGCAAGTCGGTGGCGCTCGAAGACGTGAGGCCACTGGTGGCCGAGCTCGTCGAGGATCGCATAAGGACCCTGCCGCCGCCCAAGGACGGCGAGCCTGGCAAGTCGGTCACCGTCGGCGAGGTGGTCGATGCCCTCAAACCACGCATCGAGACCGCGATCGCCCGCGCCGTGCTCGACGTGGAGCGCCGCGCGCAGGGCGTGCTCGAGCGCGCCGTCGAGCGGATGCCGAAGCCGACAGACGGCAAGGACGGCGCCGACGGGTTCAGCCTCGACGACCTGCAGATCGAGGACGACGGCGAGGGCATGCTCACGTTGCGCTTCGTGCGCGGGGAGTTGGTACGCGAGCGCACCATTCGACTGCCGTCGGTGTCGGATCGCGGCGTGTTCCGCGAGGGCGACGACTACCGCAAGGGTGCCGGCGTCAGCTTTGGTGGCTCGTGGTGGATTGCCCAGAAGGACGCGCCCCAGGGCAAGCCCGGAAGCTCGGAAGATTGGCGCCTGGCCGTCAAGCGCGGCCGCGACGGACGGGATAGCGAGAAATGACCCCGTCACTCGTCACCCTCGAGCAGGCCAAGGACCAGTGCGAGGTCATCGGCACGGACCAGGATGTGAAGATCACGCAGCTCGTGCGCGCGGCCTCGGCTGCGGTGCTGAACTACCTGGGCGACGGCGCTGATTTCTTCCTCGACAGCAGCGGCTGGGTCGACCCCGAGCCCGACTCGAGCGGCATTTCGATCGTGCCCGCCGAGGTCCAGCAGGCGACGTTGCTGCTGGTGGAGGAGTTCTTCGCACACCGCGGCAGCGACGGCGGCCAGGGTGCGCAGTGGGCGCAGGGCTTCCTGCCGCCCGTCGTGACGGCGCTGCTTTACCCGCTGAGGGACCCGGCGCTTGGGTGAGTGGAGCGTGCCGCGCCTGTGGCCGTGTCAGACAGTCGCCATCCTGGCCAGCGGGCCGAGCCTCACCCGGGAGCAGTGCGAGCAGGTGCGCGGCCGCTGCCGGGTGATCGCGGTCAGCAACCAGGGCATCGACAACGACGTGAACGGCCAGACGGTCCCGGCCTTCGCGCCGTGGGCCGACGCGCTGTACGCCGCGGACGCGAAGTGGTGGAAGTGCTACGCCGACCGGGCGCTCAAGTTCGCCGGCATCAAGGTCTCTATCCGGCCGGACGCAGGCTACCCGGAGGTGCACACGCTGCAGCCGTCCGACCGCCGGCCGTTCGACGACCGTCCGACGCACCTGGTGACCGGCAGCAACTCCGGCTACCAGGCGCTGCACCTGGCGGTGCACTTCGGCGCGACGCGGATCGTGCTGCTGGGCTACGACATGCAGGACACCGGCGGCAAGCGCCACTGGTTCGGCAACCATCCGGGCCCGCTCAACACGCGCAACCCGTTCGCGACGTTCCTGAAGCGCTTCGGCGAGCTCGCGCCGGCCCTGACGCAACGCGGGATCGAGGTCATCAACTGCACGCCGACGACGGCGCTGCGGTGTTTTCGGCTCGCGCCACTGGCGGAGGTGTTCCCTTGATCGAGGCCGGCAGACTGCGACACCGGGTCACGATCGAGCAGCGCTCGGACGTCCAGGACCCGACGACCGGCGCGATGGTGCCGGCGTGGACGGTGTTCGCCGACGGCGTGCCCGCCGCGATCGAGGACCTGAGCGTGCGCGAGTTCCTGGCTGGCCAGGCGCTGCAGTCGGCCGTGACCACCCGGATAACGATCCGCCGCATGGACGGGCTCACGGCCGACATGCGCATCAAGCACGGCGACCGGGTCTACAACCCGCAGGGGTTCCTGGCCGACAAGGGCTCGGGCCGGGTGTACCTGACGATTCCTTGCAGCGAAGGCGTCAACGATGGCTAGCTTTGCGACGCAACTGCTGCGCGCCCGTGGCCGCTCCCTGAGCCGGCCCGGATCCAGCCCGTTCGACCTGGACGTCAGCATCACCGCGAAGGGTGACGTCATCGATCGCCTGAGCAAGCTGCCCGACAAGCTGCAGAAAAAAGGCGCGGTGCGTGCCTCCCGGCTCGCGATGCGCGTTGCGCTGAATGCCGCAAAGGCCGCGGCCCGTGGATTCGATGACCCGTCGAGCGCCGAGCGCATCTGGCGCAACGTCGCCATCCAGAATTCCAGCCGCCAGGGCAAGCGCATCGGCGGTGTCGTCATGCGGCTCGGCGTGATGGGCGGGGCGAAGCAGTACGCCAACACCCGCCAGAACCGACGCCAGCAGCGGGTGGGCCGGACGTACAAGACCGCCGGGAGCAAAAACAACCCGGGCGGTGACACCTGGTACTGGCGGTTCCTCGAG